AAAGCAAACAATTATAGTGCTGTAGCTTATGATTTTTCTGTTGGTGGTTTTACAGAACTTGGTTTTTTTGATGGTTACATGGCAGAAGTTGTTTTCATAGATGGACAACAACTAGCCGCAGATCAATTTGGAGAATTTGATTCTGACAGTCCAAATATTTGGAAGCCGATAGATGTATCAGGTTTGACATTTGGCACAAATGGATTTTATTTAGATTTTGAAGATTCAAGTAATTTAGGAAATGACGCAAATGGTGGAACAGATTTTGATGAAAATAATATAGCCGCAACAGATCAATCTACTGATACTTGTACAAATAATTTTGCGACATGGAATTCTTTATTTAGAAAAGGAACTACAACACCAGCTTTTGCTGAAGGAAATTTAAAATCAACTTTTGATGATGGTGGTGCTAATGAATTTGCATTAACTACTTTTGGAGTGAGTTCAGGTAAATGGTATGCAGAAGTAAAGTGGACATCAGCAACAGGAACAGGTGCTACTGCTACAGGAATATTAGATATGGCTTATAGTGGAACTGCTGATCCAAATAATGCGGTTACAAATGCTTTTGGATATTTTGGAAATGGAAATAAAAATGTTTCAGGAACTGCATCATCTTATGGAAACTCTTATACAACTGGAGATATAATTGGAATTGCTATAGATATGGATAATAACAAATTATATTTTTCAAAAAATGGAACTTTTCAAAACTCTGGTGATCCTACTTCTGGTTCAACAGGAACAGGTGCAATATCAATAATTTCAGGTGTTACTTATGGAATTTTTACATCAGATTATAATAATAAAGTTGCTGAATTAAATACTGGTTCTCCAGCTTATTCAATTTCATCAGGCAACGCAGATGCTAATGGCTATGGAAACTTTGAATATTCTGTACCATCAGGATATTATTCACTTAATACAAAAAACTTAGCGGAGTATGGATAATGGCTTATACAACAATAGACAATCCAGAATTATATTTTCAATGCAAATTGTACACAGGAAACGCAACTGCTAGAAGTATTACTTTAGACGGCTCTGAAGATATGCAACCTGATTTTGTTTGGATAAAAAGAAGAAACTCATCAAGAAATCATGCTTTATTAGATTCTGTAAGAGGTGGTACAAAACAATTAGTATCAAATCTAACTAACGACGAAGGAACAGATACTGGACTCATTACTTCTTTTGATTCTAATGGCTTTTCAATAGGAACATCAAATGACTGTAACTCTAGTAGTGATACATATGTAGCTTGGTGTTGGAAAGCTGGTGGCTCTGCATCATCAAATTCAAATGGAACTATCTCAAGTTCTGTATCTGCAAATACCACTGCTGGATTTAGTATTCTCACTTATACGGGAACAGGATCAGCCGCTACTATAGGACATGGATTGGGTGCAAAACCAAAAACGATTTGGCTTAAAGAACGAAATGGTAGTGGCACACAAGCTTGGAGTGTATTTCATGAAGATATAGATCTTAATAAAAGAATGATTTTAAATAGTACGGAAGCGGAATATGATGATAATCCAACACCAGATTGGAATGAAACAGACCCTACAACAAGTGTTTTTAGTGTTGGTGCAACTTCATATAGAACTAATATTAATAGTGCTAATTTTGTTGCATACTGTTTTACGGACATAAAAGGTTACTCAAAATTTGGAAGCTATGTTGCTAATGGAAATTCAGATAATGTCTTCGTATATACTGGATTTCGACCATCTTTTTTAATGACGAAATTAAGTTCACATGAAGGTGGTGGTTGGGAAATAGTTGATAATAAAAGAGATGGATATAATGGAGAGAATAATAGATTATACCCAAATGATAATGCTGCTGAAGGAACTGGAAACGATTATGATTTACTTTCAAATGGTTTTAAAGTTAGACAAAGTGGAGGAAATCAACAAAGTGGAAGAACAAATATTTATGCGGCGTTTGCGGAATCTCCATTTGTAAATTCTAATGGTGTGCCAACAAATGCAAGGTAAAATTAATTAAGGAGAATAAATGCCATATATAGGAAAACAACCAGTAGTCGGAAACTTTCAAGTTTGTGATGCTATATCCGTAGTAAACGGACAGGCAGCATATACTATGCAAGTTGGATCTGCTAATGTAGAGCCAGAATCAGCTAATCATATGCTAGTTAGTTTAAATGGTGTCTTACAAAAACCAGGTAGTTCTTTTACTATCTCAGGTGCAACAATTACGTTTGCCTCTAATCTAGCAACTGGCGATGTAATAGATTTTATAATTTTATTAGGTGATGTATTAGATATAGGAACACCTTCAGATGGAACTATAACAGAAGCAAAACTCGATACTAACTCAGGCGGTATTATTGATTGGCAAGCTGTAGTTACTTCCAATACAACAATGGTTTCAGGCAGAGGATATTTTGTTAATACAACTAGTGGTGCTATAACAATGACTTTACCCGCATCAGCTAATAGAGGTGATGAGGTGCATATAATAGATTATGCTGCAACAGCTGATACAAATAATATTACTATTGGTAGAAATTCACATAAAATACAAGGAGCTTCATCTGACTTAACAGTAGCAACTGAGAGAGCTGCATTTACATTAGTATATGTTGATTCAACTCAAGGTTGGTTATTAAAAGAGAAGTAAGATGGCAAACTTCAATACTATTCGTTATAATAACTCATATAGTGCTGCAGGTAGTCTTGTAAAAATTTCTAGTGCTACAGCTAGTAGTGATTCTACTATTAGTTTTACATCTGGGATTGATAGCACCTATAAAGAGTATATTTTTTATTTTGTTAATATTCATCCAGCTACAGATACCGCAAGTTTTTCAGTTAATTTTAGTACAGATGGCGGTGATAATTATAATGTTACAAAAACTACAGCTTATTTTAGAGCAATTCATTGGGAAAATGATACAACAGCATTTGGGTATGATACTGGTGGAGATTTAGCTCAAAGCACAGATTTTCAAAATATTATTACAGTTATTGGTAATGATAATGATCAATCAGGAGTTGGTTATATGCATCTTTTTAATCCATCTGATACAACATTTGTAAAACATTTTAGTGTTAATGCACAAAAATATCATTATTTAGATATAAGTGTTAATGAATTTTATGCTGGTTACGCAAATACAACTAGTGCAATAGATGCTGTGCAATTTAAAATGTCTAGCGGCAATATAGATTCTGGAACTATAATTATGTATGGAGTAAAATAATGGCAAATTATAAAGATATTAGATATAATTTTGCCTTACCTTCAAACGCTGAAGTCGGGTCAATGACACTTATTAAAACCATAACGGCTAGTTCTGATTCTACAGTATCTTTTGTACATGGAAGTTCAGATGTAGTCTTTGACAGCACATATCCTGTTTATATGTTTAAATATATAAATACTCATCATGCTACAGGAGATAAAGAATTATGTTTTCAAGGTACTACAGATGGTAGTAATTTTAATGTGACAATGACATCAACATATTTTTATGCTTATAATTTTGAATCAGGTAGTTCTAGTGCTTTATCTTATGACACAGCTAGAGATCAAGCTCAAGGAACTGGGTTTCAAAATATAACACTTCCAGTAAAAACAGATAATGATGCTAGTTCTTCAGGTGAAATGTTTATATTTGCCCCATCTTCAACTACATTTGTGAAGCATTTTATTTCAAGATCATCTAGTTATGGTGAAGATAGTTATGCTGGAGATACATATGTGTCAGGCTATTTTAACACTACAAGTGCAATTACAGGGATACAATTTAAAGCAGAATCAGGTAATTTAGATAGTGGCACAATAAAACTTTATGGGATAAAAAATTAATATGGCAACTTATGCAAGTATAAAATATGATATGACTTTATCTAGTAATGCTACAGGTGGAGGTTCTTTAGTTTTATTATCTACGCAGAATGCCAGTTCTAGTTCTGCTATAAGTTTTACTACTGGATTAGATTCTACTTATAAAGAATATATTTTTAAATTTATTAATATACATCCACAAACAGACGATACACATTTTACAGTTAATTTTTCAGCAGATTCTGGAAGCAATTATAATGTTACTAAAACTGCAAGTCTTTTTGTATCACAACACGCTGAAAATGCTGGTTTTGCTGGTCTTAGTTATCAAGGAAGTATTGATTCAGATCAATCTACATCTGCTCAACAATTATGTTTTGGTTTAGGAAATGATAACGATGAAAATATGTGTGGAACTCTGCGTTTATTTGATCCATCAAGTACGACATTTGTTAAACATTTTTTATCAGAATGTAGTTCCCCTAGTCATGATACATCCCCAGAACTAACTCACGTTTTTGTTTCTGGGTATGGAAACACAACATCGGCTATTGATGCGGTACAATTTACAATGTCGTCTGGTAACATAGATTCAGGAACAATAAAAATGTATGGGGTAGCATAATGGCACTCAAGTTTGCTAACAACAACTCCCTATCAGCAATCACAAGTGTACCCAGTGGTGTCGGTGGAGGATCATTAAATCTTATTTCTACTCAAACTGCTAGTTCTAGTTCTACTATAAGTTTTACTTCAGGGATAGATTCTACTTACAAAGAATATATTTTTAAATTTTATAATATACATCCATCAGCCGAAGCATCTTTTGGAATAAATTTTTCAACAGATGGTGGTTCAAATTATAATGTTGCAAAAACAACCTCATCTTTTTATGCTTTTCAAAATGAATCAGGTAGTTCTACAACATTACAATACAGATCAGCTTATGATTTAGCACAAGGAACAGGATCTGCCCCTTTAGGTGGAGACGTAATGACAACTCTTGATGATGAATGTGGTACAGGTTTTTTACATTTATTTGATCCATCTTCAACAACTTTTGTAAAACATTTTATTTCAAGATTTACACCAATGTATCCAAGCTATGCGATGGACGGATTTACTGCTGGATATGGAAATACTACATCAGCAATTGATGCAGTACAATTTGCAATGTCGTCTGGCAACATAGATTCAGGAACAATAAAATTATATGGCATTAGTTAAATATAATAATAATAGTATAAGTAGTGTAACAAGTGCTGCTAGTTTTCCTGCAGGTGCTATGACACTTATTAAAACTTTAACTGCTAGTTCTAGTTCTACATTATCATTTGTGAATGGTAGTTCTGATGTAGTCTTTGATAGTACATATCCTATTTATTTATTCAAATTTATTAATATCCACCCAGCTACAGATAATGTTCAATTTATGCACAACGGTTCTATTGATGCTGGTTCAAATTATAATGTGACTAAAACCAATACTATGTTTGAAGGAGAACATAGCGAGGGTGGTGGTAGTGGTACTCTAAATTATATCTCATCACATGATATTACACAAGGAACAGGAAATGCAAAATTTACTTATAATTGTGGTAATGATAATGACCAATCATTATCAGGGCAATTTTTTATATTTTCGCCATCTTCTACTACATTTGTAAAACATTTTTTATCTGTTGTATCAAATTCACATAATTCAGATTATGAAAAAAATACATATACTGCTGGTTATTATAATACTACTTCAGATTTAGACGCAGTTCAGTTTTCGTATTCATCAGGAAACATAGACTCTGGCACAATAAAACTCTATGGAATTAAGGATAGTTAATGAGTATTGTTAAATTAAATAATAGAGGTGTAAAGAATGTAACATCTTTTGGTAGTGCTAGTAGTGGTGCTTTAACATTTATTAAAAAACTAGCAGCTTCTAGTTCTGCAACTTTATCTTTTGAAGATGGCTCAAGTGATGTTGTTCTTGATAATACATATAAGGAATACTTATTTACTTTTAATAATATACATGCAGCCACAGATAGTGCTAATTTTCAATTTCAAGCAAATGCAAGTGGTGGAAGTGGATATAATGAAACTATTACATCAACATTTTTTTCTGGACAAAATAGAGAAGATGGTAGTACAGCAAATGTTGGATATAGAACAGGAGATGACCAAGCACAAGGTACATCTTTTCAAACTATTGTAATACAATTAGGAAATGGAAATGATGAATGTTGTAGTGGTTATTTGCATTTATTTAATCCATCTTCAACTACATTCGTTAAACATTTTATAGCAAGAGGTAGTGTAAATCAATATGAAGATAGAATGTATGATAATTTTTGTTCTGGATATTTTAATACAACATCAGCTATTGACGAAATACAATTTAAAATGAGTTCTGGCAACATAGATGCTGGAGATATTTGCTTATACGGAATTAATTAATAATAATAAGGAGAAACAATGCCAAGATATCATAATATAAATGGTGTAAGAGTTCAGTTTACAGCTGAAGAAGAAACAGCTAGAGATGCTGAAGAAGCTGCTTGGGAAGCTGGTGCTTTAGGAAGAGCACAAGCTGATCTTAGATCTAGAAGAAATAATCTTTTAGCTGAAACTGATTTTTATGCTTTGTCTGATGTTACAATGTCAGATGACATGAAAACATATAGGCAGGAGCTTAGAGACTTTCCTGCAGATAAAGACACTGTTGAAAAATGTAATAATGCTACATGGCCAACTAAACCATAATGGCTAAAAAAAAGTTTAAGGAGTTTACACCTAGACCAAAACCAAGAAAAAGACCAGGTAGACATAAAAAAAGATTAAACAAATCAGAAAAAAGATCATATAAAAAATATAAAAAACAGGGGAGATAATGGCGACACCGAGTAATATACAACTACAGAAAGGTGCAATAACACCTGCTCAAACAGAACAGACAGGAACTAAATCTGCTGTAAGTTTGATCGATAGTTTATTAACACAACCTAGTTTACCTCAAGGCACTAGTATTACACCACAGGCACAAAATGTACAAAGTAATGAATTATTAGCAACACCAGGTGTAACAGGAACTTTAGCTGCACAGGCTGCATCAGCAACAGCACCAACAGCTGCAATGGGAACAGCTGCAACAACTCAGCAAATTGGAGCAGTAACACCACAAACTGCATCACAATTTACTGCAGATGTAGTAGGAACAGCACCTACAATGACTGCAGCACAAGGTACAGTTACAAATCCAATGATTGCTGCTACACAGTCATTAGCTAATATAGATTCAAGAGCTACGGTACAAGGTCAATTAGAAAATATCTCTCAAGACATTCAAACATCTCTATCACAGGGTACGCCATTACCTGCATTTGCTAGAGGTGCTGCTGAAGCTGCCAAAGCTACTATGCAAGCTAGAGGATTAGGTGCATCTACAATGTTAGCTGAAGCATTAGCTGAAGGTATATTAAAATCATCTGTACCAATAGCTGCTGCAGATGCAGAAACATATAAACAAGTTATATTTCAAAACTTAGCAAATAAC